TCTGGGCCGCCGGTGCTGGACGCCGACCAGGTCGACCGGTGGCTGGACGCCTACCGCCTACTCGGGTCGCTGACGGTGGGCCATGGCTGACCGCTTGCCGCGGTGGCCGGGCTCGCATGTCGGGCCGGCGTCGATCGGGCCGGGCCAAGCGCCGGGCGGCGTGGTCGTGCACGTGTACGAGGCCGACGGGACGTTGATCACGGCGCGCTACCTGACGCCTGACACCGACCTGGAGGCCGACGCCGACGACGCCGTGGCCGGTCTGCCGTGGTCGCCACCCGGCACGCCGGTCCTGCTCGTGATCTACGACGGGGACAGCGGGCTCCGCCAGTGAGCGCCCCCGCCTACCGGGAGCCCGCCTACCTGGCGGCGCTGGCCGTGCTCGCCGCCGAGCGCCTGGCCTGTGCGTGGTGCGGGGCGCCGGCCACCACGCCCGACCACGTGCCGGCGCTCGCCGATCACCGCCATGTCGCCGGGTCGGGGTGCTGTCGCCTCGCCCCGTGCTGTCGGCGCTGCCAGTCGGCGCGCGGCGCGGTGGTCGGCAACCGTCGGCGCCGCGCCGCGTCGCGGTCGCGACTCGCGCCCGGGTCCGGCGCTCTTGGATCGCGCGACGACGTTGGACGCCGCCGGCCTCCGGGTTCTCTCTCCCGTCCGCCCCGGGTCCCGCCGCGTAACAACGGTTTGCGATCGCAACGGCCCGATGGGCGCCGATGACCGCCCAGCCACGACTGCCGGGGATGCCCAAACCGGAGGCCCGCGGCGTCGCCCGGGTGCGGCGCGCCGTGGACGCCCAGCTCGCCGCCCAGCGGGCGATGGGCCAGATCGAACCGGTCGACATCGGCATGATCGGCCTGGCCCGCACGCTGGCCGAGGCGATCGACGCCGAGGTGACCGACCCCGACGGCAACCGCTACACGGTCGCCACGTTGGCCGGCCGGTTGCTGCCGGTGCTGCTGGAGCTGCGCGGGGAACGCCGTGACGCCGCTAGCGACGTCGGCTACGACGAGGAGCTGGCCCGCCTCGCGGGCGAGATTCGCGACGCCGCGCGATCCCGCGCGCCCAACGACGTCACCGACGGCGCTGGGCCACCTGTCCCGCCTCCGTAGGCGCGCGCCGTTCCCGTGGCAATGGGACGTCGCCGACGTGGCCGGCGAGATCGCGGACGACGGCGCCGGGTTCCGCTACCGCACGGTGATCCTGTCGGTCCCCCGCCGGGCCGGCAAGACGACGCTCGTACTGGCCGTGAACCTGGACCACCTGGACATCACCGCCGATGCCCGCTGTTGGTACACCGCCAACCGCCGCGAGACCGCCGCCAAGCTCTTCCGCGACGAGTGGGTGCCGATGATCGACCCGCTGTCACGCCTCTACCGGCTGCGCAAGTCGCAAGGCTCCGAAGGGATCCACAAGCGCCGCGGGTCGTCCCGCCTGCAGCTCTTCGCCCCCAACGCCGACGCCCTGCACTCCACGAACGCCGACACCGTCACCGTCGACGAGGCCTGGGCGTTCGACATCGTGCAGGGCGAAGCGGTCGAAGCGGGGATCACCCCGGCGCAGCTGACCCGGCCGTGGCGCCAGACATGGATCGTGTCGGCCGGTGGCACCGTCGAGTCGACCTGGTGGGACCGCTGGCTGACCGCCGGCGCGCTCGGCCTGCCCGGCGTCGCGATGTTCGACTACGGCGCCGACCCGGCCGACCCGGCCTACGACCCCGGCAACCCCGACGTGTGGGCGGCGGCCCATCCGACGGCCGGGATCGCGTTCCCGATGGCCGTGCTGGAGCATGAGTGGGCGGTGCGCCGCGACGACGCCGCGTTTGAGCGGGCGTATCTCAACGTGTGGCCCCGCCCGTCCGAGGTGCTCGCCGCGGCCGGGCTCGATCTCGACGCCTGGCGCGCGGCGGCCCACCCGCGCGCCGCCCTGGCGCGCGTCGCCGCCCTGGCGTTCGACGTCGCCGGGGACCGCTCCAGCGCGGCGATCGCGGCGGCCGGGCCCGACGCCGCGGGCCGGCTCGTGGTGGAGGTGCTCGACCACCGCGCCGGGGTCGGCTGGCTGGCCGGCGCCGTGCGGGCGTTGCGCAAGACCCACCGCGGCGCCCGCCTGGTCGCCGACTCGCTGGTCACGGCCGGGGTGGTCGCCGAGCTGAACCGGGTCGGGTTGTCGGTGACGCCGATCGGCGCCGGGGACCACGCCCGGGCCTGCGGGGCGTTCGTCGACCGCCTCGCCGCGGGCACGCTGTCACACCGCGCCCAAGCGGTGCTCGACGACGCCGTGATCGGCGCCGCCCGCCGCCCGCTCGGCGATGCCTGGCTCTGGTCGCGGACCCGTTCCGACGTCGACATCTCGCCGCTGGTGGCTGTCACGTTGGCGGCCTGGGCCGCCGACACCCAAGCACCGCGGGGCCGCGGCGCCGTTGTGACGGCCCCTGGAGGCCGGCAAACGGGCCGGCCGGTATCTCAGGGCCCGCGACGCCCGTACGGCCCGCAGAACGTTGTACAGCGGCCAATCCGTTGACGTGTGGGTCGGTGTCACGCCTGACTGGGTGGTCATGGCCACCCGTTCCACCGCCTCCGACCCCGGCGCCGCCGTCGATCACGGCGCCGCCCACGCCCGCGGCGACATCGACCTGACCGAGTTGAACGCCCGCGCCGCGGCTGCCGCGGTGGCCGCCGTCAACGCCGCCGCCGCCGGGCAGGGCGACGGCTCCGGCGGGCTGAAGGACGTCACCACGACCGACGCCGGCTGACGCGTGTCCCGGTTCCTCGACCGCCTCGCCGACGTACTGGCGTTCGAACCGCGCCCCGAACACACGATCGAGGCCGCTGCAGGGACGGTGAGTCTGGCGCGCGGCACGGTGACGTCGTCGGGAATGCCGCCGTGGGGGTTCGGGCCGCCGCTCGCCCCGTTCGACGTCGAAGCGGTCGCCGGGTGGATCATGACTCGCGAAGCGGCGATGTCACTGCCGACGATCTCGCGTTGTCGTGATCTCATCTGCGGCGCCATCTGCCAGCTGCCGATCACGTTGTGGACGATCGACACCACGACGGTGCCGGCCATCGAGGCGATGACGCCGCCGCCCGGCTGGGCGATGCGTCCCGACCCCGACCGCACCCGCGCCTGGCTGTTGGCGTGGACCGTCGACGACCTGTTTTTCGAAGGGGTCGCCTACTGGCGGGTCACGTCGCGTCTCGCCGCCACGTCGGGGTCGTGGCCGGCGACGTTCCGACGGATCCCGCCGGGCGGGCTCGACGTCCGCGACGACCACGTCATGGTCACCGACCCCGACTACGACGACGGGCGCCCGGTGCGCGTCGAGCTGCGCGACATCATCGAGTTTCTGTCGCCGATCGAAGGGGTGCTCGTGAACGGCGGCCGCTCGATCTCGATCGCCCTGCAGCTCGACGGCGCGGCGGACCGCTTCGCGTCGGCCGAGGTGCCGGCCGGGGTGCTCGAAGAACAGGAAGGCTCCGAGGACCTGTCCTCCGACGAGCTGGCCCAGCTGGCCGCCGACTTCGCCCAGTCCCGCCGCTACAACACGACGGCGGCCACGAACAAGTACGTGCGCTATCGGGAGATCCCCTACGACGCCTCCCAGATGCAACTGGTGGAGGGACGCACCTACCAGGCGCTGGAGCTGGCCCGCCTCGGCAACACCCCGCCGTATCTGGTCGGGGCGCCGGCCGGCACCGGGATGACCTACCAGAACGGTCAACAGGCCCGCCAGGACCTCGTCGATTTCGGGGCGTCGCCCTTCATCGTGTGCATCGAACAGACCTTGTCGGGGCCGAACGTCACCCCGCGCGGCCAGGCCGTCCGGCTCGATCTCAACGTGTGGCTGCGCAACCCGTTCACGACGCCGACCAACAGCGCCGAGTCCCCCAACGATCTGCAGGTCGTCGACGAGACCACCCAGCCCCCCGCGCCGCCGACGTCGGTGCCGACATGATCACCGCCGCCGCGCCGCCGTTGCTGCAAGCGACGTTCGTCGGGCGGGCGATCACCGCCACCGCGCCGTCGGGGGCCCGCACCATCGGCGGGGTCGCCGTGCCCTACGACGTCATGGGCACCGTCGCCGACGGCCGCCAAGTGGTGTTCGAACGGGGCTCGATCGACGCCACCGCGCGCCCGGTGCTGTTGCGTGACCACGACCGGGCCCGCCCCATCGGACGCGTCGTCGACGCCGCCGACTTGGGTGATCGCATCGACGCCACGGCGCGCATCACGCCGGGCACCGCGGCCGGTGACGACGTCATGGTGTTGGCCGCCGACGGGGTGCCGCTCATGTTCTCGGTCGGCGCCGTCCCGCTCGACGCCGACTACGACGCCGACGG